ATGAAGGAGGGGGTGCGTGTATTTTTGACCCCCTCCCCGGGTGGGTTAGGCCACTACCTTCTTGTAATTGACCTTATTTTCAGTTAAAATTCCAATAAGATTGAACTTTACAATGTCATCAATTGTATCTTCAACTGTATCAAGGTAATCATCAATGCCTAAATGGTCACTCACCACTGCCAATCTTGCTAAATATTCGCAAGAATGGTAACCTTTTTCCTTATCGAACTCATACCATTGATCGAAATGAGTTAAAGGATTAAAAGGATTGTCTGTTGTAGTAAGAGCAGTCATTCTTGCCATAGTTTAAATCCTCTTTTTTATCACTTAAAGCTTGCTAAACGTAAAATTATTAGTAATATTTCAACGAAGCATAAGTTACTTCACACAATGACTTATTCGTTGCTAATGCTAACGACTGTAGACGCTGAAACGTCATAGTTTTCGGCTATCTTGTCAATAGACATGCCACGGGCTAGTGCTGCCTTGATGTTCGCCCTCTTCGCATCACTTATATCAACTGTCGAACGAGGAGTAGCGCGTTGTTTAAGTTCATCTTTGTCACAGAACTTAAAGATCTTTTCAAGATTCGAAGCAGACAGAGCCCTAGATTGTATAGCGTCCCACTCTCTGTCAGTTATGGTGAACTTAAATTTCTCTACCCCCATACGATTACGAGCAGCACGTAGGGCCATTGTCTTAAGTTTCTTAAGTTCGTCCTTGTCGTCTCTTATGCTAGGATTGTCACGAAGCTTTTGCTTTACTATTGCATTTGCAGCAATCTGTGCCTGTCTTTCTCTTGGACGTCTCTTTTCTGAAATAGTAACCTTGGCCATAAGATCTTCTACTTCGGAGGCATACTCCTTCGCAGCCTCTGGGTCTCTCTTGGACTTCTCGGTGTGTATAAACTCAAGTCGTGCCCTATTCGCCAATTCCTTCACCTTGTTTGCATAGTTGGCATATTCCAACTCAGCAGGATGGGGGTTCTCCCTTGATGACATAAGATCCCTTGCGTCCTTATACAGCTGTATCATCGGCACTTCTTCCAAACGAGGCTTTTCTATTATACGATCAGGATCTTTCTTAGTTGGGGACTTGACCTTATAAGTAGCGCCTGTTTCTACCCAGGCCTTCTCGCCAGTTACTGGATCTATGCCATAGTAACTCTTGCCAGTCTCCGGATCTTTGACTGAAGTAAGCTTCCTCTCAGGCACTCGTATTTCTTTACCGGCACGCGTTATAAAAGTAGACGCGCCACCGCCATCCTGATACTTCTCCTTAAGGAACTGGATGTCATTGTCTATTGCACTCTGCTTGTAATCAAGATCATGCTTAATGGCGTCTATTATTACCATAGAGTGCATAATCGCCTTAGCCTTCTCATCTGGCTCAGCGTTTCTAGCTCCCATATCAGCGATAAGGTTCGTTATCTTACCCATCTCGTTCTGCTTGACGCCTGGATTCATGAGCCTGCTGTCGTAAGGCTTACCATTTGGATCGTATTTCTCGCCGTTAGGTCCAGTCTTAATGCCCTTCGCCTTATATGACTTACTGTCAAAGCCAACAAGAAGCTCAAGCTGGTCCGCATTTACAACATGATTCTTGCTAAGTGGGATGCATACTACAGTGTCACCATCAGCATCTGCTCCGGATAGTCTCTGAAATGAGTCTGGATGAAGCCCAATAGCGTCAGGAGCGTTCTTCATCACCGCCAGAGCTTCAGCATTATGATTATTTACTTTTACTTTCGGAATCTCCGATATATCGGCATGAGGGAATCGAACAAGAGCAAGAGTGTCACCTTCTGTATATGTTGGAGCGTAGACTTCGTTGGGCTTAAGTGAAGGAATTGCAATCAGAACCTTTGTAGTCTGATCGTTGAAACCTCTTGCCTTAAGATGTGCAGTTGCAGAGTCACAATCATCTGCGAATGATTCAAGCATTGATCGCTTAAGCGACGGGTTAGTAAGCTTACAAATCTCATCGAACTCTTTTACCTTATCGTCATAAGTAAGAGCTAGTCTTTCGTGGATAATGCCGACAGGCTGCTTAGATAGCATCTGTGCTGATATGGTTTTATTCCATTTGCCCCAGTCACCTTCGTCATTAACCTTGTTGATAGCACGAAGCTTATCAGTTTCATTGCCATTTTGATCAAGGCAGTAAGACTGACCACCAGCATCGAACCTTTTTATGTTGGAGCCGAACGGATTGTCCATATCGATAGAGCCATCACTCTTTCGTTCAAGCTTTTTGAACACATCGTACTTGTCGACATCGGACTTCTTTGTCGTATTGTAAACGACGTCATATCCATCTGGTACATTGTCAGAATAGACTGCCATACCTTTAAGATAGTGCGATCCATCTACGCCAACTCGAACCTGAGAATACATGGATCCGCCAAGAGACAAGTCTTCAACTCCACGACGAATCTGAATAACGCCTTCTCTATCAGCTCCTGTCGTACCATCGGCCCACTTATCATCGCCGTAGTGTATTTTGATACGATCAGAACTGATGCACTGTATAGGCTTTATGCCAAGAATTTCTTCGCCATCGCCTTTGGCATAACTCTGAATTGTCTTGACTAAAGTTGGATCATTTTGAACAGTTGCCCAATCAGTATCCGGAGCGCCAAGAACTTTAATTGTTGTTTTCTTTCCTGGATTACCGACCTGATCAACTTGAATTTTATGGTATTTATAGCCTTGTTGTTCAAGCATTTTACGAGCAAGATCCATACGGTTGGCGCTTACTCCGTTTGTGGCGCCTTCAACGATAACGTCATATTCGGTGCCTGGTCCGATGTCCAAATACTTCTTTTCGTCGACTTCCTTTTTGAGCATCTCTGCTACTTTGTAGGTCTTATCAAGCTGTACCTTATGGTCTTCTTTCTTGTAAAGACGAACATTGGACAAAGAAGTGTGTAGACGCTCTGCTATCTCCTTATCCGAAAGCCCTTGAGCAGAAAGCTGAGGAATTGTCATTAACGACTTCTTCCTCTCATTCTTCTCAAAGGAAAGTGCTGCTCTAAGGTCACCGGTGGACGGTTCGCCTTTCCAGTTAACGAACCCAAGAGCCTTAGCTCTCTCAGATTCACTTAAGCCTTCTGCCTTAAGTTTCTTAACCTGAGCAGCCAAGCTATCGTCATGCTGATGAGGAACATCTCCAGAACCCCACGGATAACGACCGCTATGTCCACCATGCTCGTGACCAACACCGTAATGCATAAGCACTTCGTCATTAGCTTCTTCGATGCTACCTACTAAGTCATTTTGATAATCTTCGTATTCTTCAATGTAATGCATCAAGAGATCGTCGTTAGCATCTTCTATGCCAACTAAGAAATCCTGATCGTCCTCAAACATAATCATTGATTCCATTTCTATCTCCCTTCAAACGCCATTAGAGCTTTATTGAATTCAACTATCTGATCAATTATCGGAAACAGGATTTCACTGCTTGGCTCTGCATACAGGATGTCCTCATTTTGATAGATCCTGAATTCAATCTTCTTAATCTGAGAAGGCTTAACCTTATAGTCCAGACAGAAGAAAGCGGCATAATTTTCAAGCTGCACAAACGAAGCAGGAGTTGTTCCTGTCTTAAGATCTGAGATTCTTAAAATCCCTTCTTTGTCGCTCCACGATATGGCATCTGCAGTACCGTAGAAATCTGGTGAGTAATAAAGTAAAACTTCAGGATCAAGCCTGAAGCCAATTGTGTCATTTACATAGTTCATAAGATTCGGGAAGAGACGATCAATGTCGACAGCGTTTGCAGGAAACTTATTTTGAACAGTTAAGTATCTATAAACTCCTCGCTTGTCGTTCTTCTGAATCTTGAAATGTTCAGCTATGTTATCTGCAGCATATTCATGGAGTTTAGTTCCGATAGCTGCGGCATAGCTGCTCTCTTTCGCCTGGATTAATTTCTCGATCGTATAATTTCGCCAAGCGTATTTTGATGCTCCGCAGAAGGCGTGAGTGTTCTTAAGATGTGAATAGTCTTTCCAGATCATTCATAACCTCCTCTTTGTTTTCAGGAAAAATAAAAGAAGCAAATGACATATCTGCCATCTGCTTCACTCTGTAATCCTGATTTGGCCTATGCGGCGCTTTAGAATCTCGCTTCACCTCAAGGGCTGCCCATTTATTTTGATACAGTATCAAAAGGTCAGGACTGCCTTGAAGCTGTAAAGGATCTGTTTTATAAATGATGCATCCAGGGAACTTTTCTTTAATCTCTTTTTTTAGTCTCTTCTGAAATGCGCTTTCGTTAGCCATCTTAAAACATCTCCTTTGAAAAATAATAGAATAACTATTTATTGTATGACAATAATTACCCATTCTCATTATCTATTCTATTATAGGCGATGTAATTTTTGCGCTTTTCTAAAGCCCCAAAAAGGCCTTTTCGTTAAAGTTTCTCTTGTTTGCTAGTGCTCTTGATATAGCTGCGTCGATTGGGGCTGGTGATTTGAAGTGATAATAGTAAAGTTCATTGAATGGGGTGTTCATTCGATCGATTCGACCCGCTGCTTGAATTGTCATTCGATAACTATAGTTCTGTGAATAGAAAGCTATAGCGTTTGTCGCAATACAGTTCCATCCTTCGGCTCCTGCAGAATACTGAACAAGGTACACCCAAAAGTCAGAGTCTGGAATCTCTTCGTGCTTTATTCCATTCCACTCTGCCATTTTGATAGTTGGCATCGTACTTGACAAATGCTCTTTTATCATCTCAAGTTCGTAAGTGTAGTTATAAAAGACGATAAGCTTCTTGTGCTCCATTATGATCTTGCTAAGTTCTTTAAGTCTACTCGGATCGGAATTCACAACTTTCCTAAGTAGGTACATAAGCTTTCCTGTTTCGTCAATTGGTACTTCGTCATAAATGTCCCAATGATCCTTAAAGATTCTAATATACGACACTTTATCGTAATGACACATAATCGTCTTATGAACTTGCTCTGCAATCTTCTTGTACCTCATCCGAACTAATATGTCATTTCTATGAGCAACAAGAATCAACTCGTTAGTATACCTGTCAATTTTAGGATAAGTGGTATAAGGATTCATAATGCAGTGCTCTCTATAGAAATCAGTCTTATACCTGTAAAAGCCGTTAGCCATGAAAACCGGAATGTAATCTTTCCAAGTATCGCCAGGTGTTGCTGATAACAAGATCCACTGATTCTTCTTCGCTATCTGTAGAAATGCTTTTACCCAAGCACCAGATCCACTAACCCTCTGCTCGTCGAAAATGAAAAAGGCGCCGTAAATATTACGGTACTTCTTAATGTTGTTCCATGAATCGACAGCCATTTTGATCCCACAAATGCTAAGAGATGAATCAGTGCTAATCTGAAACGGAACAGCTTCGCCTTCCCACTCAAGAGAATCTCGCTTCTTTGCAGTGGTTATAATATAAAGATCCCGAGGAGAGACTGGCTCTCCCCAAGATCCTTCACCATTTATTTTGATAGCCCCACCGCAGACTTTGATAAAGAAATAGGCAAGAGCGGTTCTACTCTTTCCTGTTCCAACATCACCGCAAAGTATAGATCCGTTCTTAAGCTTCTCTATTGCCTTCAACTGGTGAGGATATAATTCCATTTTGATCCCTTTCTTTAGATGCCAAAGATCTCCTTGTACTTTTCAAGTACGGGATTCATACGTGCTGCATCGGAGGAGCGTCTCTTGTCTACTTCTTCCTTGCTCATCAGATGAACAACAAGCGTGTCAAGATAAACACTAACTCCGGATCTGCCACGGTTCTCATAGCTGGAGCCATGAACGTGCATTTCGCTGCTTTCAATCCAGGCGCTGTCAAGCTCGGCTACATTTTGAGCAGTAAGCTTGATCGCAGCTCCTTCAGGTGTGATCATAGCGATCGGAACAGTGCCAAACCGGTAATCGACTTTGACTGTCATGTATGTTCTAGGCGGATCAATGTCATTCTGAGACTCAGGCTGCCAGAGACGAACACCGTCTTTTGAAAGCTTCTCAACAAGCTGCGGGTCGTTCGAAATGTCAATCTGAAACTGTCTCTGATCAGGTCCCCACTTTTCGCCACCGAAATCTCTGTTACAAATCTTCGCATCCTTAAAATCCAAATCAAACACACGTGCCATAAGTTTATTCTCCTTTTCTATTTTGATCGTGTTAGAACGGAATTTCCTCTTCTTCCGTTTCTGGTACATTCATAAAGCTCATATCAACATATGGTCCTTCTGCTGTGAAGCTATCGAAGTCTCCGTATTTTGATATTGTGTCTACTGCTTTATCGACCTGCTTTCTGTAAAAGCTTTCGTCGATATCTGCTTCTTTACCGAGTTCCTTTACGACTTCAGATTCAAGCCATCTGAAACCGGTAGTGCTTTCTGCGGCATAATATTTGCCATCTTTCTCACGGTATAAAATGCCGCCACCGCATCCGGGCTTAATCGGGCAGAATTGACCTGTTTTACCTACGAACACATAATTATGCTCTCCTTCAGGTAAATCCTCATTAAAGTCCAAATACAGTGCTGTAGAAGTATTCTTGGTCTCACAAAGATCGTCGAATTCAATAGGCTCATGAGAGAACAGTGTTTTGAATACATATGGAACTTGGAACTGCTTTCCTGTTGCATCCCATTTGCCTGCCATATCCTCATTAACCGGCTCATCTGTATACTTACAGACGTAAACAGCGTCGTTAACAAGGCACAGCCTCTCGAACCTATGCTCAATTTCAAATGTATACCCATACTTCTTTCCGAACTCCTGGATATACTCTCTGATCTTATCGTCAGGGTGAAGTATTTTGATAGAGTCTGTTTTGCAGTGCAGAACGGTGTAGCCCATTTCCTGAACGTTCAGCATCAGATCAATCATGAACAGTGCACCACGCTTTGCAACCCAGTTATCAACGTTTCTTGGATCACGAAGCGGATGCGAGAACTTGGCTGCCGTAAGACCATATACGGAATTGATAGCTATTTTGAGCGCAAAAGAAAGAGCCTTTGCATCAGCATCGGAAGTTAGATACTTAGCAAGTGCTCCGTCATAAAGCCCACGTAACTTGTCATATTCTTTGTGTTTCACCATCAGTCTAAGGTCAAGAAGCCTCTTGAAATTTGGTGTGAACTTGCCAAAGCCGTTCTTGGCAATAATTGTTGACGGGTGATGTGAAGCTGAGTCGTCGGATTCGGAAAGTCCGTACATGCCGTGTTTAGCCCATACGAATCCACCTTCTCCTGGATCGTAACCTCTGTAAATTGATTTACCGGTGATGATAACGTCCTTACTGATGTAGCGACTCTTATCGATGCCTCGATTGTCAAACTCATAGCCAGGAAACTCTTCAGCGA